AATCTTGCCCCTTGATGCCTCGCGTTGCCATTGATTTGGTTGCTCCAGGATTGGAGTCGATGAAGGTGACAATCTCACGATCGAGCTTCTCGGTCTGATTGGCAATCAACTGGTCTTCCAGCATTGGTGGAGCGATGATGTATTCAATCTGTTCTTTGGTCGAGTCGATAGTGATGACAGCAGCTTCTTGAGTGCGGTCGCTCTTTCGATACATTCCAGCAATCTTGCGAACGAACCCTGGGCGGTCTTTTGTGACCCGAAGAGTAAGCGTTCCCACCTTGCCAGGTGCTAGGACTTCCAGAGGCTCGACAAGGTAGGCAGAGCCGTCAATGGTGGCAAGTTTGGCTTGTCCACCGATGGCAAATCGCCCTCTTGTCTCGGCATTCTTGGTCACATGGTCGATGAGGACAACTGCTGCCCCTGATTCAGATGCGACCTTTCTTGGGAATCGTCTCATCCAGTTGGTAATGGCATCGTTATCTTTGGACTCTTTCTCCCAAAGGCTTAGAGCTTCAGTCACGCCGTCAATGACGATGAGATTGGCGCTAGAAGGCTCAAGAATGGCATTCCAATATGGATCATCAAATCTTGATGCGCTATCTGGCTTGATGTAGCGGAAATTCTGCAAAATTTCGGCTTGGCTGACTTTGAGAGTCTTGAGTCTGTCCACAACATCGGCGGCATCAGATTCGAAGTCAATGTAAATGACCTTCTTGAATGCTCGAAGTTGCTCTGCCACTGCAATCTGTGCAATCCATGACTTGCCTGATTCTGATTCGCCGTATAGTGAGTGAACCTTGCCCTGATAGAGCAAATTCGCTCCATCAGTTCTAGCGAGCATCGATGTCTCTGGTCTGACATAGGTTCCGTCAAATAAGCTTGTCAGGTCGATTGGCTTCCAAGTGCTTGTCTCGTAATCGACAGGGAGATTGATGACTGGCGCTAGTGGACTTTGTTGGATACTAGGTAAGGAAAGAGAACCCAAAGAACTTTGTGCGCCGTAGCCTTGGACTCGTAGCGCTCTGGCAGTTGCTGAGAAATCGTCTCCATAGTAAAGGTGCGCATAAGCTGCGAACTTGCTGTAAGGCTTCATCGCTTCGAATGTTGTTGATGTTGAGAAGACATAAAGATTGTCTGCATCGTTCTTGCCAGTGGTTGCACTGATGCCGAAGTCTTTTCCTGGTCTGATCCAGTAAGTAACACCATTTGCCTTGTAAGCCACTTTCCAGCCGATGAGGATGTCTTTCCAATCTGCTCGCGCATTGAAGTCATCGCCTGGCTTGTCAAGATTTGTCGATTGTGGATTCGAAGTCAATCGCTCTGCAATCTGCTCTTTTGCTGGCATGGAATCAAGCGCTCTGAATATCGAGTGAAGTGCGTTGCGCTCTTCCATCGAGAACATTGGAATTGTCGCTGGCGATCCTTTGAGTAGAACCCAAGGCTGTCCAGATGGATGCACAGTTCCCGAAGATGGCGCAGTCACAACGAACCCACCAGTTCCACGAGTCTCAAAGAGAACTTCGACTGCATCATTTTCACCTGGTCGCTGAGCAAGTTTGGTATTGCCTGGAACTTCTTCATCGGCGATGCGATAGAGGAAGTGCAACCCGCCTGATGGGGTCATCTCTGTGTAGCCATTGACCAAGATTTGCCAAAGCTCTTCAAGTCCAGAATTGATGGCGATGTTGCGAGCCTCATCGAGCAATCCGCTAGTGACTGCTCGACCTTCAGCTTCTACCATCTCGACATTGTTGAATCCTGTGACAATGCCTAAGCCTTGCCCGCCGTTAGAGAACCATTCAATGATTTGCTCACGAGTGGCTCGCTCATTCTGATATTGCTTCCACGATCCGATTGGCGCTTTTGAGCCATCAGCTCTTGCTGGCACAACTGAGATTCCTGCATCGTAGAAGTTCAACGCTGCTTGCAAAATGTTATTCATTGAAAGCCCCCATGTATTTTGCAATGTTGCTCTTTGTAATTGCAGGTAATCCAAGATCACTGCGAGTCATGGAGATATACATCCAAGTCCATGATTCCAGTGAAATCTTACCCATCTTGCGATGTTCTTTGAATTGTTCTTCAAGAATTCGATGGTCTGCTCGACATAACAGCACAAGGTCGTTCAAATCCTCGTTGCCGAGATTCTTGTATGAGCGATGATGGAAATTGAAGCCGTAGCCATCGCGAGGATATTCATCGCCACAAGCCCAGCATTCGAGAGGTCTTCCTGAATCAATCCAATCGCGCTTCTTGTTGCGCCACTCAAGGGATTTCAGGTATTGCTTGTATTCAATGGGTGTTTGGGTGCTAAAATACATTTATTGGCTCCCTTCTAGAGCTGATCATGCCCAGGGTGGTTAGCGCCACGCCTGGGTCTTTCCTTGTCAGCGTAGCAGATGTGTTTGACAATATAATCGCGCTCATTCCATTCCCCCAACCCATAAACTTTCCTGATAAATAGTGTGGTACTTGCAAAGACTGACCATCTTGACTATCTGATAATCGCCGAAATAAATGCCATGTTCAGCATCGGCATCGCATTGCTCGAATTCGCCAAAGCCATTGTCAATAAAGAACTGGCACTCCTTGACGAATGGCGTTGTTCTCTTCCATCGCGGAGGATTGAAACTACTCATCCTCTTCTTCGATCACTGGAACTTTCGGCTCTGTCAAAAGCATGATATTCGCCAGCGCGATTCTCATCGCCTCATGAAATCCCTTGCGCCATTGCTCAGGTTGAAATGTCAGATGCTGTTCATTGAGCCACTTTGTCAGCTCTTCGCGAAGGAAGTTCAGTTGTGATTGTGTGAGTCCGACATCGCAAGTGCAACCTGCGCTCTCATCAGATCCATCCATTGCGATGCTCATTTCCACCACCCCTTTGCCATGCCGAGTCCGTAAATGCCAAGAACCACGCCAATCAAATTGATGCTGACGAGATAGCCAATGACTATCAGTGGAAAGTTCATCCCCGCCTCTTTTCTTTTGTAAGTCTTGCGTTCATTGCTAGGAATTGAACCTAGAAGCCGTCTTCTCCTTACGACTTGCGAACCTGCCAATGAGTTTGCGATTGCCCCGATATGTGTGACCCGAAAGGCTAACTTTCACACAATCAATCGCAAAGGTGTTGTGTGGATTAGAAAGGCTTTGCGCCCAACTTAGCCATCAACATTTGAATCTCTGGAGTCAATTCAACTCCATCGACTGTTTTGTTTGCAGCCACTGGCGCAGCCTGTGCTGGAGCAGAAATGCCTCCAGCAAGATAGGCAGTTGCCTTGGCTACTGAGTCGGCGTTGCCTGTTTCATCGATGAGAATCCAAGGTGCTGACTTGCCTGGCTTGGCAACTCCCTGACCAATCTTGGCAAGAACTGATTTGCCGATGTTGGACTTGAGAGCTGCGCGAAGTGCGACATTGAAGAACAACACTGATGTGTGTTCGGTTTGTGTATCAAGGTCAACGATATCAACCTCGATTGCTTCTGCCTCGCCTAATGAGGTTTGAATTCCTGTCTTGTATTCGACAGGCTTGATGATCAGCAGATGACCCTGAAGGTCTGCTGGCTTTACTGATTCACCACTTGATGATGATGGTGATGTGAATGGACTTGTCATTGACAGTCCTCCTTCTTTGGTTGGGGTGTTGCACTGACTTCGGATGAAGCCAATTCTCTTTGTACGAATCCCAAAAAAGATTCTGCCTGAACTAGAAGTTCGGAAATATATGGTTGATTCATTTACGCTTGACAACCTTTTCGTAGCATTCATCGCAGTATGGTTCCTTCCCGATGATGTGCTGAATCGGCTTGTTGGCTTTGCACAAGAAGCATTCTGTCTCCCATTTGAAAGCCATCATCGCCTCGAATCTGTTTTGTAGAACCCAGAGCCTTTGAAGACAACTGGGGTCGCTGAAAATACTCTCTCCATCGAGACAAGGCAATCTCCACACATAGGCGCTGGCGATTCGTCATCGATGGCTCTGCGCTGGTCGAGCTTGACTGCGCATCCTGGACATTTGAATTCATAGACTGGACTCATACTGCGTTGACCTCCCCTAGACAACCCTTGGAGCCATCCTGTGAGTTAGGAAGGAACCAAGGACAATAAGAGCAGAACAGGCTCGGCGTTGTCGGAATCAAATTCCAATTCTGAGGCGTTCCTTCAGGATCTAACTGCCAGAGCAGAACCTGAGTGTCTTGCAATCTTTGAATGGCATCGAGTGCCAATTGGCGGTTGTAGGGCTCGACAATGGTATGAAGCCCATCGAGTCTGCCGCCGAGTGGATAGAAGGCGAGTGCAACCTTCTCCACAGAACCTTCGCCAAATTCCTTTTCAATTCCTAGCCCATAGAGATTGATTTGAACTCTTTGCTGATGGGTCATCCCGCCTTTCTTGCGAGACTTCATCGAAGTTGCTCCGACACATTTGTGATCGATGACCATCTTCTGCTCAATGTCAAAAAGGTCAGCAGTGCCTGAAAGTTCATTAGTGACCTTGACTGGATGCTCAACCAAATAGAGTTTATTCTCTTCTCCGTCATAGACATCATTGAACGCATCTGCAAGCCAACTGTGCAAAGCAGTCCCAGAGATGCTCGCCCAAGGATCAGTGGCAGGATTGGTTTTCTCCCAATCGAGCAGTTTGTAGGAAATCTTTCTGACACAGATTTCGCCAACTTCACTCAAGCCAATGCGCTTTTGTTGTGAGCGAGGCGCATTGGCTGAGCGATTGTTGACAACTGCTTTGATTCTGTCAGCCAGATTCGAAGCATCATCTCCAAGAGGTGTGAACATTAGTCCTCACTGACAATGGAGAATCGGCGTGAAACTGATGTGACTTCGATTGCTGTCACCATCTCTGGCGGCAAGAGTTCGCGAATCTTCTTGGTATCGATGCGATTGCTTTCCACTGTTGTCCAGCGAACAGCCTCGCGACCATTGACCAAGCCGACCTCGCAATCACCCATCGCTGCCTCAACCTGAGCGCGAGCGATGTCAGCTCTTTCTTCCCACTCCTTCACCTTGGCTTTCGCCTCAATGTAAGCAGTCAGGAAGGCTGATGCTGTTGAATCGAGATCAACCATTTGCAGATTGATTTGTGTTGACATTTCCCCTGGTTTCCCTTCTAGTAGTAACTGTGCTTTTGCCAGAATGACTTGGCAGCGCAAGCGCCGTCAGCTCCATAGTGGCGAGAGATGTAGGCAATCGATGCGACTACCTGAGCAAGTGGATCGGCTGAATGTTTCAAGCCGATGTTCCTATATGTTGACTCCAACAACTGACCTACGCCCTTAGCTGTTGAAGAGTGGTTCTTTGCTTTTGGATTGATGTGGCTTTCCTTGGTGAAAATCCACAATAAACAGTTGGCTTGGCGCTTGACCATAAGTTCGTGAACGAACGCCTGAACCTTCTGCTCATCATTGAGAACAGGCTCTGCCTGGACAATGACAACTTTGACTTTGTGGGTTGCGCTGGAAAATGCAAGCCCACTGGTGATGCTAACTGCAACCATCAGACAGATTGTTGAGATGCTGATGATGGTCAATGAAACTGAACGACTCATTGATCAAGTCCTTTCCTCTTGGCCCTCTCCAAAGTTCGCTCAAGAGATGCGAGTTGAATCTTCAACTTGCGAGCGATTTCCTCTTTGGTCAAGCCTCTTGATAGGTATTCCTGAATTTCCCTGAACCTTCTGGTTCCATCCTCCTTCTTTGTCATCAGATGTTCTCTTTCCTGTGGGGTCATTCCTCCCCAGAATCCATCTGTCTCTTGATTGTCGATTGCGAATGAAAGGCAACTGGCTTTGTGAATGCAGCTGTTGCACAACTCTTGAAGGCGATCCTTGCGCTCTTCCAATTCTACCTTGGAGTCAGGAAAGAAGAAATCTGGGTCTTCTTCCATGCACTTGGCTTCTGGAAACGATGGAGCGTTGAGAAGTGCCAGCAATGTCATAGTGGGTCTCCGTATCCTGCTTCTCGAAGAAGGCGAACCATCGCCTCCATCGGCAAGACAGCCCACCATTGACCAGCGTTGGAAAAGCCAACGCCATTTGGCTTGATTGCGAGAATGCCAAAGTCTGCCTTGGCATTGACTCGCTCAATTTCAGTCTCTTTGATCCAAGCAGGAATCTTGTATGTCGAATGATTCTTTACTTCCCAAGCCAAGCAAGGTGTGCCTGTGATGTCACCTTGGTCAAAAGCGCCAGTCAACGCTCGTCTTTCCGCGCCAGGAAAACCCTGTCCCACGAGGAATTTGACGAGCGCTGACTCGGCTGCTGTCCCCTTCTGCTTGGCTCTGCTCATTTATGCCTTTGCAGAAGGTTTGCGCTTGGATCGGCAAGCGCAAGAGTGGAGTGCTTCGCGAACTTCATCAGCTTCGCGATACGCCCAATTCAAATCTGATTTCAATTCTTTGACTTCTTCTTCACGCTGATTCCAATACATGAACCCACCCAAGAGATATGCCAAGCCTGAGATTCCTAGTGTGAACAGAATCCAAGCGACTGTTGCTGGTGCGACATCGATTCCCATTTATTTCTTTCCCATCTTTGTTTGGAAGTTGTGCCATTCCTCGACTTCGAGGAAATCGTCATTCTTGTTGAGTTCGCCATCTAACCAAAGAACCATTGGCAAGAATGCGAGTGTTGCGATGATGATGATAAATAGTGTCATTAGAACTCCCAACCGCAGAGAACAACATAAGGATCCATGCCGTCTGCGTTGTCTAAAAGGATTTGAAATTCAGCTTGAACTGATGTGAGGAAAGAGCGAAATATCATCGCTGTTGTCCAGTCAGGTAGCCAGTAAGCGTTGGTGAACCTGTCCCAGATTGGCTCGCCTTTGACTGCCTCAAAGCGTGGAAGTTGAGATGCAAAGTCTTGATCCCACTTCATCTTCGCTGTGTAGAGAAAAGATAAATCTTGCACTGTGATGTTGAGTTGAATTGCCATTGTCTTGCCTCTCGCCTTGGTGAAGGATCCTTGTTCCTTCTCTTGGGATAAACGATAGCACCGACAAGTCAAATCAAAAGACCATTCAGCTGACATCGGCGTGGCGTGTCGTTCCTTACAGAAAGCGAAAAGACCCCCGCCAGCCGAAGCCGATGGGGGTCTTTTCTATTTTGCTGGCGAGCCAAGGCGAGGGTCAGCTACAAGCCAGCAAAAGCGCGTTGAATGCCTTCTGCAAGGCTTATCTGTGGGGTGTAGAAGGTATTCATCAAAGTGGGGTCTCCGACCCTGTAATCGACCCCTGAAGGCTCGGCAGGTAGGTTCTGGAAGCGTGGCTCATAGCCAGCGACCTTTGCCACGATCTGCGCCAAGTCATTGAATGAGGTGGCAATTCCAGAGCAAAGATTGGCGGTTTCAATGCCAGCCGCGCATCCTGCCTCAGCACCTGCCACGACATCATCAATGTGGATGAAGTCTCGGCATTGGTTGCCAGTTCCCCAGATTTCAAATGGATCGGCTCGGCGCAATCCGCGAGCAATGAAAGATGGGAATGGATAGTCCAGCGCCTGATCGGTTCCGTATCCTGAGAATGGTCGATAGACATGAACAGTCAATCCCTGCGCTCTGGCATGAGATGCAAGCATTTCGCCAGTCAACTTCGCCCAACCATAAGTCATGTCTGGAGTCTTGATCTCATTCAATTCAATATCTGACTCTTTCAATATCTGACTGACATCGGCAGTTTGCAGAGCTGTTGGATAAGCAGCCGAGGATGAGAAGTAAGTGATGCAGCTAGGCTTTGTCCGAAGCGCCCAACCGAACATTTCAGCATCGATCGACAAGTCAACAGCCAAAGCCAGTGGGGAACCTTCGATCATCTTGCGACCGCCGACAACTGCTGCAAGATGAATCACCTTGTCAAAGCGTGTGTTGTCAGTTCGGAAGAAGTCGCGAGCATCCATCGGCAATTTGTTTGCAATATCGATGCCGACTATCTCGTGACCTTCTGCTTCAAACTTCCTGCGAAATGCTCTGCCTACGAATCCAGCATCGCCAGTGATAAGAATTTTCATCTAAGTGCCTCAAGAAGTTTGGAATAGGCATCGCTGGCAAGATAGTCATCAAATGCCTTCTTGTCGGCTGAGTAGATTTCTTGAGCATTGACATCTCGATAGCCTTCATCCCATTCGGCTTTGCCAGCAACAGGGTGCAAATGTTCAAGGACAACTTCTGGGATATAGCGGAGAGCATTCAAGTCTTTGCCGAGTGTCATCCAGAAGTTGTCCAAATATAAGTGAATCATATCTGGGGGAACCATGCCACCCAGTGCGTTGACAATATCGCCAGACATTGCCACAGCAGTTGCAAGATTCTCACCCTGCAACAAGTCGTTTCCATAGACCAAGCCAGTGCCTAGTTCATCGAGAGCGTTGATGAAATGAACATCCCAGTTCTTTGTGCGTGGTCTGTGATCATCGCCAAGGAAAGCAAAATGGCGATATTTGTGAGCATAGTGGCGAGCAGCAAAGTTCAATGGCTTTGCCATTCCCTTGCCACGCTTTTCGACCATCAGCACATCGCAACCGAGTTGCAAGTAGGCATCCATCTGAGGTTCATCGTCATCGACAATGACAATCAAATCTGATTCGGTCTCGGTCTTTTCGAACGCCTGAATCAAGTCAGCAATGTTCTGTGGTCGATTTCGGCTAGGAACTAGCACAACGAGATTTCTCATTGACGAACCTCATTTGCGATGGCTGCATAAGCGCAGAGATCGATGAAAGAATCGTCATCGTATTTGTAGGCAAGGCGAGCCAGTTTCAGCCCAGCCATGCAGAGCGCAACCTGAGTCGCATCAATTTCAATTCCTAAGATGACCGACCAAATCTTTGCAATGCGTGTGTGATTGCGTAGCGGGTCATCGTAGGATTCATTTCTGTCATTCATTGTGAGGCGAATCGCTTCGCTAAGAGTCTCTTCTCGATTCATGCAACTTCTCCATCTCTTCAACTGGCTTCAGCTGAGATGGGTGCAATTGGTAATTCCTGACTTCTCTGCCAGGATCCCCAGTCATAATAGGTGACATTCCCTCAAAGATGTCAACCTCGCACCAACCCCTGAAAGCAACTTTTGGTATATCGGAATCTACCTCATCAACTGATAACCAGAAGATGAAGTCTGCTTTCCGTTTGATGGAAGCATACTGGGAAACTGAGACACAGCGCCCCCACTGTTCCCAATATCTTTCGCTCCAAGTCTTGACCTCGATGCGCCCGACATTGGTTGAGATGTCAGCTTCTTTGTCTTTGCTCGGATCAGAGAAGGCTGCCTCTGGCTCAAATCCGTTATCTCGAAGCCAGATGAATGCAGCAAATTCGCCAAGATGACCGACAAGGTGGCTAGAGAGAGTGTTCCTGTAATGTCCAGGATTGTTTCTATAGCGCTCGAAGGTCTTCTCGGCGAGATGCAAAGCTACTTGCTTGGTTTCAGGGTTGAGTGTCAAGCCCTGAATGTTCAAAGGTTATCCCTTGGGCTTTGTTATCGTCAGATCGTGTTTTGGATTAGCCCAAGCAACGATGACTGGCACGATGGAAAGCCAGATTGTGTTTGCTGCCTGCTTCCAATCGTGAGATGAAAAGTCAATAGGAGATTTGCCGATGATGACAACTGCTGTCATTGCATTTCCGACAAACCATTTCGCCCACATTTCGAGAACTTTATTGTTGAACTTCATCATTTTCCTTTCAAAGAGGCAACGAGTTTCGCTGCTTGCTCTGGTGTGATATTGATTTCGATGTGCATCCAGTCAGGCTTGACGTTCTTGTAAGTGCCACCTGAACGCAGTCCGTATTTCTTGCAAATGTCTAGGATTGCAGCTTGCTGTTCTGGCGTAAGGTTTCCAGTCTTGGAACCTTGAGGATGGCGAGCAGGAAAGATGTCAACAGCAGTGCCAGAGGCGTGATTGGATAAAGTTCCAGCGCCTCCCCTGACATCGCGAAAGGCGTATCCCTGAACTTCGCCTGGCTCTAACTTCTCGACTCGCTCATTCCATTCCTTGCAAGCTGCAATGAGCAATGGAGCAACTGCCGAGGCGCATCTGAGTTTGACTGGCTTTGCGCCACCGATGACTGTGAAGACTTTGATGCCAATTTCATCTTGATTGGCTGAGGCTGTCCAGCCATTTGATGATGTAAGGCTCACTTGGCTCTTGCCCTTGGCTTAGATTCTGCCTTTGCCTTCATCACTTCAACATCAATCTTGATGAGATTTTGATTCTCAATCAACTGATCAACCTTGTTGATGAGTCCAGTTTGTCCTTCGTTGTAAAGCGCATAAGTAATTCTTGAAAGTTGATCCTTGAGTTCATCTGTGTGAGTTCGGATTGTGTGTTTGGCAATCACACCAATGCCAGCAAGAACTGCCGCTGTTACGAAGAAATAGGAATAAATGATTGTTGCTACATCTGAACTCACTTTGTAATAACCAAAACGCTCATTGTCGCTGAACCAGTTGAAGTGATTCCATAGATGGGAGTTTCGTGATTTTGCAAAACAACCTTGTCACCATTGTCCATGCGATAGCCAGTTGAGGAAGTCACATTTGCATCGCCGAGATAGATGGTTCCTGACGAGGAGTGAAAGTTGACTTGCTCGGCTTGCATATCAGCTGCAACGAGAAGGGTTGCGGCAGTTGTGACTGTTACTTGAGCAGATGAGATTGCCATTTGTGTCTCCTAGAGTTTGGGAAGGGTTATTCGGTAATTTCAATCCACGATGTTGTTGATTCATCCCATCGATAATTTTTGCCATCGACAGGCATCTCAACTGGCGCTTTCCAAAATGAACCATCTTGAATCCATGAAGAAAATGGTTGAGGCGCAACGAATATATCTTTGTCGGCATCGTAAGTATCGCCGATTCCTGCATATTTGCCGCGAATCTTTGCATTGTAAGAGGTCTTGATCCAAGTGCCATCAAGATTGTCAATGAGCCACTTGTAGCCTTCATCGCCGTTTGGATCATTGTTATCACCAACAAGAACACGCGTGACTTTGTTGCTTGAATCTATTTCAGCCCAATTTGACATCTTTACACCGCCGTTTTCAAATAACGAACAATGACAACACCAGAGCCACCAGCGCCACCAGCATCGGATGAATTGAAACCACCACCGCCACCAAAACCAGAATTATCTGCGCCTGTTGCTCCTGCTCCGCTTCCATAACTTGAACCTGAACCGCCTACAGCATAATTTCCCGAAGAACCTGTTGATGTGGCTGTTGCCCAAGAAGTAAATGAATTGTAATTAGTGGCTGAACCACCATTACCTCCACCATTACCATAAGAACCAGCACCACCATTTGTTCCTTGCCCAGAAGTGCCTGTTCCCCCAGAACTTGATGACCCGTTGGTTGAGTTGCTTCCACCTCCACCACCCGAACCGCCATTACCGCCTGGATGAGAACCAGCCCCCACTCCATTTCCGTAACCACCGCCTATAGCAGTTGTAAATGAACCCAATTGTGAATCATTTCCGCTACTGCCTGGAACTCCTCCACCGCTTCCACCGCTTCCAATGGTGATTGAATAAGATTGTGGAGTCAAAGATTGAGATGCTAGATATACAAGTCCACCTGCTCCACCACCGCCACCTTGATTTGAAGCTCCACCACCACCACCTGCAACAATCAAAAGGTCAGCAGATAAAACAAAATTGTTGATTGATAAAGTTCCGTTGCCAATGAAAGTTCTGTAATAATAAGTTGCATCAGATGTCAGAGTTCCACCAGTAACTGTTGGCTTTGCAAAAGAAGTCAAGCCATACGCTTTTGCTGATCCATCTCCAAGGCTTGCCAATATAGGTGACATTGTTTCCCCTTATGCGAATTTGGTTTGTGAACCGATGACTGTGTATGTTGGAGTTGCAGCAGTCTTGATGATTGTGAAGGAATAAGCATCGATTGCAGAAGCATTTCCTGCGCTTGGCGCTAATGCACTTTGCCACTTTGGAGTTACTGTTGATCCGTCAACCTGGATGACTGTTGGATAGTAAGGTGTTGCCCCATTGGTGTTCAAGAAAACAATGGTGATTGCCTGACCTGTTGCAAGCACTGAGGCAAGTGTTGTTGATGAGTTGCCTCGGAAGTTCAAAGTAAAGTTTGCGCTGGCATTGGTTGTGTAATACCAGACAGTTGAAGTTTTGGCATCGACATTGATTGTTCCAGTTGCAGCTGAAGCCACCACATTGCAAGTCTCAAGTGCGCCCAAAAGAGCAGGGTTTCCTGTATAGAAAGCGGCAAGCAGATTGAGCGTTCCGAATCCATCATTGAGATCCGATGCTGAGAGTGCGTTGCCGTTTGCATAAGTGGTTCCTCCACCTGTGCCTTTGACTGGGAATCCAGTTGCCATTTTTTCTCCTTAGTACCAGAGGGTGTCAGAACCGCCGAGTGTGGAAGTTCCCAAAATGAATAATCCTGTTCGAGCTGATGGGGATAAGTCTAACCCAACACGCCACGAAAACGGGGTAATGTCAAGATTCATAGCCTCGACAATTGATGTGAAAGTTCTGTTGCGGGCATCAATGGTTGTGCGTTCGACATTGACATTGTCACCAAGGTCAGTTTGAAGCAGTGAAGCCCAGAGTGTGCTAATTCCTAGCGCATCGAATTCAATGTGATCTACGCGAGTGGCTGGCAAGGCATTCTTGTCAGCATAAATTTGAGCCAATGTTGCAGCCACAGAATTGTCTGATAGTGGAGCAGTGATTGATTTTTGTGCCGTTCCGTAACGAATGACCGAACCTGCATTTGTTGCAGTCTGAGAAGTGCTGTTGTCTTGAACCAAAGTCACGCTATTGACAAGATATTTTGCTCCTGGGTTTGTGCTGATGGAGTCATATTCAATTGTTCCTGTGGCTCGACTATCTGAAAGAGTAAATCGATAAGGCGTGGTCAAGAGAGATTCGTAAGGAATAAGAGTCAAATTTCCCTGCCTGTCGGCATAAAAACGCCCGTATTCGCAATTGTTGGCTTCTTCAGATAATGCAAGAGCTGTTGCGCCATAGGTTGTTGACTTCATTGTGCGAGAACCAGTCAAGGAGCGCAGGGAAGCACTCCAACCAGCAGCATCAAGGATTCTACCCACGCGAGTTGCAGTGGTATCTCCTGCATAAGCCGAGGAAATGGTTGCAACTGTATATGAGCCAATCTTGGCAAGTGCATCAGTAAATTGCATCACGACAACTGGATCAAGGCTGATGTCGGTTTCTAATTGCTCAAGATAGCCTCGATAGATTACATAGTCAGTTCCTGACCAAGTTGCCCTGACTCGAACGCCCATTCCTTTGGTAAGAACTGAATATCCTGACCAAGCATACGAATTGGAAGAATTGTCTGGGTCATACTGGCTTGTGTAATTCTCAAGAGTAAGGCTCAAGGCTCCTGGCTGATTGGCTTGGTCTTCACGAGTACGACCTCGGCGAATGCTCATTTTTCGAATGTCACTTGTTGGAATTGTTGACCAATTTGCAGAAGCCGTAGAACCCAGAACATCGCTTCCATCGAGTAAGGAAATACCAAGAGTGAAAATTCCTTGATTGCCAAGGTCAAAATCAACCGAGATTGTCGGAGCATTGGTTCCGTCAAGCAGTGACATTTAGACCCCCAAGATTGATGGATTGAGTCCTCTTCGGCGCATCAAAATTGCAATCTGATCGCGAACCGATACCGCCAAATCTTGTTCCTGAACTACTGAACCACCGACATTGACAGTGACATTGATGCCGCCACCGAAGCCACCCTTGTTCAAAGGAACAACAGCTTCGGCTCCTGCTTCACCAATCATTGCCAAAGTTGGCTTGGTGACGATGCCGCCATCGGCAAGCATTGGAATTGTTGGAAGATCGATGCCAAATGACTTGCCGCCAAGTCCAGGAATCCACGATGGAATGTCAATTTGAATTGAATTCAAGGCGCGGATTGCGAGGTTTGCCATTGCGATAACTGCATTGATTTCCATCTTGATGCCGCCAAGGGCTGCATTGAAAGCAAATGAAACAGCCTTGGCAACAGCTGATGCTGCATCTTTGACTGCATCAAATGCGCCAGTGATAATGTTGCGGAAAGTCTCTGAATGTTGATAAGCAAGGATGAGTGCGGCAGTAAGTGCTGCAATAGCGATGACAACCAAACCAATTGGGTTTGCACTCATCACTGCATTGAGCAATGTCTGTGCGATAGCCATCGCCTTTGTGATGGTCTCATACGCCTTGACCGCAGCTCCTGCGAGCATAACCGCCCCAGTCAGAGCGCCGACCACGAGAACAGCCTTGCCAATCAAATCTGCGTGTTCTTGAATAAATGGAGCAATCTTTTGAAATACCGATGTCAATGATGTCAGCGCTGGAAGTAAGGCATAGCCAATCGATTCCTTCGCCTCATTCATTGAGTTCTGCATAATCTGCAATTTGCCAGCCGCAGTGTCGGCATTGGCAGCCAAGGAACCCTTGAACTGATCTCCAAGTTCAACAACTGCTGCACCAAAATCTTTATTCTTGACAGTGGTTTCATCGAGTGAAACACCAAGGCGCTTGAGTGCGCCAAGGTTTCCATCGTGTGCCTTGGCGAGAGCATTTGCTGCTGCCTGAACATCGATGTGCTTGGCTGTTGCAATTTCCATTGCAAGGTTGGTCAGCTTCTGGGCTTCTCCAACATCTTTGGTCGATTGCACAAGGCGCTGGAATGCTGGTCGAAGTTTGTCATCGGCGATACCAGTTGCCAGTGTCGTTTTGTTGATGTAATCCTCAACAGATTTGACAGTGGCATCGGTTGCGCCAGTGACATTCTTCAAAGTATTGACCAACTGAGATGTTTGTTGCTCATCTTCAGCTGCTGACTTGGCTGCTAGAAGAGCGCCAGCGCTGATTGCTGCAAAGGCGATTCCCGCCTTCGCTCCTGCATCTTTGATTTGATCGCTGGTTGATTTGGCTGTATCGCCAACACCTTTGATTGCACTAGAAGCCGAAACATCGCGACCAATCAGGTTCACGCCAATGGAAGCATCGAATGCCATCGTGATCTCCTAGTCTTTTGGTTGTGCAGCCTCAATCAAATCATTGATGACTTCAAGTTCTATATCCCACACATTGAAAGGCGTGATGCCTGGATATGTGTGCATTAGGAGAGGAAGGTTTGACCTAATCCTG